TATCTAAGATATCAAGTATCGGTATCAGTTCTGGAGGTAAAAACTATATTGAACCACCAAATATTGTTGTTATAGATCGTGTTACTGGTTTAGTTAAAGATGAGGTTATAACAGCTGTAGAATTACAAGGAACATCTGTATCTGAAGTTAAACTTTTAACAAACACAAACTCATTATATGATACAAATCCAAGAATTATTGCCACAAATAATAATAATGGAATAAAAGTTAAAGATCTATCATTCACAAGCGGCACTAACTTGGTAACTCTAACTCTTGAAGGTGCTTATGATTCCACAACATATCCATTTACGTTAGGAGAAAAATTATATGTTGAAAACATAGGTATTGGTTCAACTGGAAGTGGATTTAACTCAGCGGATTACAATTACGAACCATTTGTAATTACTGGAGTAAACACCAATCCAGGCGGAGGAAATGCAACTGTATCATATAATTTGGACAGGTCAGTTACACAGCCAGGTATCTTCAGTGGCCCATCATCATCTGGTCAAGCAATACCCTTTGAAAATATAGCTGCATTTGATATAACTGTAGATACAAATCAATTTAGTATTGGAGAAAAAGTAAGCACAGGTGATAAAGAAGGAACAGTTGTTGCATGGAATGAGAATAACAAGTATCTAAAAGTTCTCTCAAACGATACTTTTAACGTTGGAGAATCGATCAATGGTGAATCATCTAAATCAATTGCACTAATTGAACAAACAACTAAGTTTAGTTCTGTTTTTAATATTGATTCAAATTCTGAATTTAGAAGTGGTTTCCGTAAAGAAACTGGAAAACTAAGCACTGAATTACAAAAATTAGCTGATAATGACTATTATCAAACTTTTTCTTACTCATTACAAAGTCCAATTGATTATGATACATGGAAAGATCCAGTTAATAGTCTTGGACATGTAGTTGGATTTAGAAACTTTGCAGATGTAAGTATTGTATCTACTGCATCGACTGATGATAAGAATCGTAGCAATGCCTCTGTTGGAGTTTCAACTAACGTAGCTATCGTTGTTGCCGATTTAGTTAGTGAAAATGAATCTCTTCACAGTTCATATGACTTTGATTTAGTCACAGAGAATTCTAAAAATATTTCTGGACTATTTGCTTCTGATGAAATTAATTTTGGTAATAGAATTCTAACTGACTATATTGAATCAAGAACAAACAGAGCAATATCAATTGATAGTGTGAGTTCTCAGTTCAATGATCTACCTCGTGCGACTGCATTCTCTGACGTATTTGATTTTAATCTTAATGATATTGATGGAATTAAATTCTACGTCTTACTATTTGACACTAGATTTTCAGGTGAAAAGCAAATAATTCAGGTTAATTTACTTCATGATGGTTCTACTGGTTACATGATGAAATTTGGTCGTGTTGAAACTGCGATTGATCTTGGTGATTTTGACTTTGCAGTATCAGGAGTTAGCGGTAATTTAAGATTTGTCCCAGCAAAATCTAAGTTTAATAACTATGCTTTAAGATTATTCGCAATTGAAACATTCAAAAATACTCAAACTGGTATCAGTACTCTGTCAGTGGGAACAGGATATGATATTATTTCTACAAATTCTGGTATTGGATCTACAGATCCATCACCTGTTCAAGTTGTAGGATTTGGATCAACTGCGATTACAACATCTAAATTATTCATACAAACTCAAGAGTTAAGTGGGGATCAAAGAACACAGTTAAATGAGTTAGTTGTGTTAAATGATAGTGAAGAGGTATATCTCCTAGATTATGCACAGATGACAAATGATAACCTTTCACCTACCGATTCTCCAAGCGTGGGACTTGGAACATTTGGTGCAGATGTAAGGTCTGGAATTACAAGTGTTTACTTCACACCTGTAACTGGTGTTGGTGTTACAATGAGAGTGCATCAAGTGGCAATCGGTGGAACTGCAACAGGAATCGGAAGTACACTTGTATCAACCACCGAAGTTTTAACAACTACAACTAATATTGCAGCAACAGGCACTCCACAACCAACAAGAATTAGTGGAATTAATTCTAATACATACACCGCCTTTGATGCATTAATTGAGATACACGATACAACAAATGACAAATATGCCGTTACTCAGGTAACTGCTATTCATGATGGTACAACACCTTACTTTACAGAGTTTGGTTATATGGATAACTTCTCCAATAATCCTACTAGTTTCTCTGGTATTGGAACTGTTGGTGTTGGATATTCATCTGCCTCTGGTGGTGATATTGAACTTCGTTTAACACCTCCAGCAAATACAGCAGTTACAACTAAGGTGTTGCAATACAACTTCAATGAAACTGGAACAGGTGGTGTTGGTTTTGTTACATTTACTGACTCAAGATTGAAATCTGTGGAGGGTTCATATACTGGAACAGAGAATGACATCAAGTTCTCATTTAATATGAAACACGCTGGTGATGCGATATTCCATAAAACATTTAACTCTGAGGATGCAGCGGTTGTTGACGTAACTAATAACACATTCATAGTTAATAATCATTTCTTCCAGACTGGTGAAGAACTATCATACAGTCCAATTGGTTCTGGAACAACTATGAACATTGGAATCGCAGCAACAGCTATTAGTGGAATTGGTGTCACCACTAAAATGCCTTCTACAGTGTTTGCAGTTAAGATTGCAGAAAATAAATTTAAGGTTGCAAGAACAGCAGCAGAGGCACTTCAAACTGTTCCTAAAGTTCTCGATCTCACAGCTGTTGGTGTTGGAACCACTCAGTCATTCACTGCGAAGAATCTCAACTCTAAAGTTTTAGTGACTCTTGACAATAATATTCAAAGTCCTGTAATTCAATCTCCAATCAATGTCAAATTAACATTCGATGCACAATCAGAAACAGATTTTGTTACACTGACAGGTATATCATCATTCTTCTCAGGTGATATAATTAAAATCAATGATGAGTTTATGAAGATTGATACCGTTGGTATTGGATCTACAAACCGAGTTCTCGTGAGAAGAGGTCAACTTAATTCTGCGATTGTAGATCACGATGCTGGAGATACCGTAACTAAGTTCTTAGGTAACTATCAAATTGTTAAAGATACTATCAACTTTACAGACGCACCAAAAGGTGAGAAAGGCCCATCTGGTTTAACAACTACATCCACGTTTGTAGGTCGTGTATTTACACACACTGGTGTTCCTGGCGGATCTCAAGAAACTTATGTAAGTAATTTTGTGTTTGATACTGTTGAAGATCAGTTTACAGGTATTGCAACAAACTTTATACTTAAGTCTGGTGGTGCAAACGTTACTGGATTTGCAACAAATACAGGTGTGATTCTTCTTAATGAGATATTCCAGAACCCTGCTGATGATTATAACATAGTTGAAACTGCTGGTATTACATCAGTAAGTTTCACAGGTGTTGGAGTCACAAACAATTACGATGTAAATCTATCGTCAGTTCCAAGAGGTGGCGTCATTGTTTCAGTGGGTGAAACTACAAACTTTGGATATCAACCTCTGGTAGCTGCTGGTGGAACTGCAATCGTATCTGCTGCTGGAACTATTACATCTGTATCAATTGGAAACAGTGGATCTGGATATAGAGTAGGACTTCAAACAAATATCTTAGTCAGGGCTGTCACAAGTTCTGGTATTGTTACAATAGGAAAGGCAAATGTAAGTGCTGGTTTAGTTACGTCCGTTACAATTACAAGTGGTGGATCAGGATTTAGTCAATTATCACCTCCAGATCTTGAATTTGAAAAACCACTTAATTATGAAAATATGAGATTGGTTGGTAGTTCTACAGGTATTGGTGCATCCGTATCAGTTCGTGTTGGTGCTGCATCAAGCATAATTAGTTTCCAAATCACAAACTTTGGATACAATTACAGAATTGATGATGTTCTTAAAATAGAAGAGGGTGGTCAAGCTGGTATTCTAACAGATGCTAACAAAGTTGTTAAAGACTTTGAATTGACTGTTCTTGATACCTTCAATGATAGTTTTGCTGGATTTACATTTGGTGAATTAGAAAAATTAAATACGTTTGAGGATTTATTTGACGGTGTTAGAAAGAACTTCCCACTAACAAAAACAATCGGTGCGAGTGCAACACCTATTACACTAAGATCAGCGAAAGGATCTCCAATTCGTGTTGAAGATAACTGTTTAGTATTCTTAAATGATATCTTACAGGTTCCTCGTGAAAGTTATGTCTTTAATGGTGGATCTCAAATCACATTCTCGGAAGCACCAAAGGCTGATGATAGATTAAGAATCTACTACTATCGTGGATCTGATCATGACGTTGTTGACGTTGATATTTTAGAAACAGTTAAAACTGGTGATAGATTAACAATCAATAAGTATCCTGATATAGGACTAGATGATGTATTCCAACAAGAACCAAGAACAGTTACAGGTATCACAACGTCAGATACAGTTACTACAAATACTTATATTGATGCTGGTATTACAACTGTTAGAACACTTCAAAGACCTGTTACTTGGAAGAAACAGATTCAAGATGTGGTTGTAAATAATATTGGAATTGGTAAAGATAGAGTTGAATTAGAACCTAATATTAGACCAACTGCATATTTAATTAAGAGTGTATCAGCTGGATCAACTGAGGTGTTTGTAGACTCAGCAGTGCCATTATTCAATCAGGTTGATGATATTGGTGAAGTTAAACAAGGTGTTTTAATTCTTGATCGCACAACCAAAACTGGTGTTGCTGCAACTGCAATAGTCTCTGGAACTGGTGGAATATCAACAGTCTCTATCTCAAATGGTGGATCTGGATACACAGTTGCACCTCATGTATCAATTGGAATTACAGCTGGTATTGGAACAGTTCATGCTGGAATTGGAACCACAACAACAAACGCAACTGCGGTTGCAACTGTATCTGGTGTGGGAACAATATCTGCAATCACAATTACAAATGCTGGAGCTGGATACACAAACACAAATCCACCATTGGTATTAGTTGAACCAGAAAAAGTAACTCAAGATAAATTATCTAGTATTAAATATGAGGGTGACTTTGGAGAAATAGTTGGTATTGGAACATCAACTGTTGCTGGAATTGGAACAGCATTACAACTTGACTTGTTCATACCAAAAGACTCTGTTCTTCGTGATACATCAGTCATGCCATCCGCTGTGACTGTAAGTGGTATCGCATCAGGATATTACTTTACAGTGTTCGATAGTAATGTTGGAAGTGGTTTAACTTCTTATGAAAATGCAGTTGGAACTTCTATAGTAGGAATTGGTACATCCTTTATAGATAATATATACAAAGTGCATAGTGCTAAAAACATAACTGGTGATGCATATGGTATTGGAACGACTGTCGGTATTAACACAACTCTAAGGAGAGTGACTGTTAGTGTCAGTTCAACTGAAGGTATTGGTATTGGAAGTGGGTTCTTTGGTAGATTCTCTTGGGGTCGTTTACATGACTTTGTGAAGGATGACACTAGTGCCTTTACTGCGATTACTGATGATGGTGTTACAGGGATCAAAACTGGCCCTGTGATAATTAGAACTAGGGATTTAAAAGAGTCCTATTCTTAATATAAATAAAAACAAAAAGTCATTGATAAAATGTCAGCAATTATAACTGATCAACTGCGAATATTAAACTCTGAGAATTTTGTAGCGGGGATAGCTTCAACTACGAATAGTTATTATGCGTGGATTGGTCTCCCTAACCCAGCGGATTTTCAATCAGATTGGAGTGAAAATCCACCATCACCAAAAGATTCTTTTAGTGACGAGAATGATTATTGGGACACAATGATCGCCTTGAAGAAGTTAAATACAGATGATATTGCAAGAGTAGTTAGAAAAATAACTTGGTCATCAGGTACAACATATGAGATGTATCGAGACGATTATTCTCGATCAAACTTGTCACCACAAACTAGTTCTACTAATTTGTATGATGCAAATTATTATGTGATGAATAAAAACTTCCGTGTTTATGTTTGTCTACAGAATGGAACAAACCCAGAAAACACTACTGGAAGACCATCTCTTGACGAACCATTGTTCACAGATTTAGAACCAAGATCTGCTGGTGCATCTGGAGACGGATATATTTGGAAGTATCTCTTTACTATTGATCCAAATAGTATTATTAAATTTGATTCAACAAGTTTTATACCTTTACCTCAAAATTGGAGTTCTAACAATGAGGTTGCTGCGGTTAGAAATAACGCTGCAACCAGTGGACAGTTGAAGATTGTCACAATTACAAATCGTGGTGTTGGTTATGGTACTGCTGCAACTTATAACAATGTTCCTATTAAAGGTGATGGAAGTGGTGGTAGATGTTCTGTAACTGTAAACGCTGCTGGTAAAATTGATTCGGTTGAAATAACTAACGGTGGTTCTAATTATACATTTGGAACAGTTGGATTAGGTGATGTTGGATTAACAAATCCATCAGGTTCTACCGACGCTGCATTTAATGTCATTGTTCCACCTCAAGATGGTCATGGTGCAGATATATATCGAGAACTTGGTGCAAACCGTGTATTAATTTACTCTCGTTTG